TAATTTTAAGAAAGCAGAAATCCAAGCTTTAAGTCTTGAAGAAGCTTATCGGCCACAGATTGCATTCAGTTAATAACAAAAGAACTGATGGTAGAGATGATGAATAAGATCAATCAATCTCTTAAGTCTTCTCCTATAGAGCGCCTTGCGGACTATGCGGATGAGATCATGACAAGCATTCCAGCTTGTTTTACTTCACAGGATCTTAACCAATTAGTTTGCACAGTTCCAATAGGAGAATCTGCCGGTATGATCGGAGAGACTCAGTTTTCACAGACACCAATAGCCTCTTATATGGAAGTGGACAACGTTAAGTCTAAGCGTTGTCCTGCAGCATTGAATCCATTCGATCCTCGTATCCAAAAACGCCAACACCCATTGAAGCACTCCCTCGGAAAGTATTTCCGAGGCAGTGTTGAGGGCTTTGAACCTTCTCGAATGTAATACATTAAGGAAGGTTTAAAGATGTGGATACATTCTAAATTAGACAAAACAGTTTTTCGAACCTTGGATCCAAATGAGACGATCACGGGGACAAGAGAGGATGGATCAAATCCGATGAACTTGTCATCATCTCCTGGAATACCTTTTATCTTTTCTAAAAAGACCAAAGGGAAACATGATTTCTTCAACATTGATGAAAGCGGCAACGTTGATTTCTTTGATGAAGAAACTTTCCAAGAATATAAAAAGTTTAGAAAAACACTTTCTAAACGACAACTCCCTTTAACTAGGGCTTATGACTTTCCAAAAGACGAACTTCGTCCAATATCTAAGGCCTTAGGAACAGATGACACCCCCCCAAAAACCCGGAGCGTAACTTGTATGAATATGTTTTATATTCTTGCATGGCGTGAAATCACCCTTGACTTCTGGGCAGCAATGCATCGTGCTGCGGACGGAACTTTCCCATTTTGTCCTGGCATTAACCCAGAAGGTCCTGAGTGGTCTAGCGCATATCACTACCTTAACAAACATCCGAATGTGGTTGATTTTGACGTTTCCAATTGGGATGGTTATCTACCATCGGATCTTTTTTATTTAGCATCAGATCTGATATCTGACGTTATGCAACTCTCACAAGAGGATCGGAATGTCATCGATTGTATAGTATTCGAAGTTATGAATTGCTATATTCAATATGGAAGAATAATATACAATAAATCTCGGGGTATGGTTTCAGGTTTTCCTGGAACTGCCGAGATGAATTCTCTTGTTCACTGGATTTTGATTTGCTACATATATTTCCAAATAGTCAAGGAATTACAATTCCTTTCATTTGAAGCTTTTAGGCAGAATGTATCGTGTCTTGTATATGGGGATGATATAATTATACCATTCTCAGATGCAATTGCGCCTTACTTTAATGGCCACACAATAGCTAGATGTTATGAGCAGATTGGATATCCAGTTACGTCAGCAGATAAATCCCAACAAATTCAAATCTCAAAAACAATAGATCAATGCCAGTTTCTTAAATCTGGATGGAACAAGCTTTTTCAAGGAGTTTATGTGAGAAAGATGGATCTCGAGGTTGCCAATGACCTGTTATATTGGGTTCGAGCAAAAGAACATCCGCTCGAGCAATTCTACAGTAATGTTGTGGATGCACTTCGAATCGTCTTTGGTCACGGAGTTGATGTTTTTAACAACTATACCCGCCAACTTAACAGGTGGTTGTTAAAAGCAGGATTAAAGCCGTTCCTCTATACATATCAAGACTTTTTTGCA